ACGCATGATGATCCAATTGGAATCCTGGTACAGGGTTACGGAATCCCACAGTTGGCTCATCGGAGGCAACTGCTTGACAAGCATGACAGGAGTTCCAGCGGTGATGCCACTGATTGGAATGCGGGCGATCGGAATCCATACGGTGCCGGAATTGTTCAGGATACTACCCGACGGTACCGTGGGGTCAGCCGCCGTGCCACTGGTGGCGGTGCCCTTCAGCACCGCGAGCGCGATCGTTTCGATGTTGTTCGAGTCTCGCGTGTATTTCACGCAGATTAGGTCGTTGCGGTTCCGTCCTGTGACTCCGCTTTCGATGGTGACGGTTTCCGCCGCGGTGACGCGTGCGTACCGTCCTTCGATCACAAGGTTGAGGACCGGGATGAGCGCTTTGTTTGCTGACTGCATGGTCACGGCGGGGAATTTGCCGTCGCTGCCTTGCAGCAGGTAGTTGCCGTTTCCGACCAGTCCGGCCTGCATGGCTCCTTGGTCGCTGGATGTGATGTGCGGAGCGCCGGCCTTGCCGGTGATGAGATTCATGGTCATGGTCATTCCTTCCTATCTGTTGTGTTGTTGAGGTATGCGGCGTAGGCGGCGTCCTGCGTGGCTGCCAGCGCTTTGAACGTCTGCCAGCATGCGGTACAGACGAGCGCGCCCTGTGCGACTCAGTCGACGGTGGTGTGGGTGATGTCGTGCCAGTCGCTGGAGGTGCGTGGGTCACCGTCGGCGAGGTATGCGGAGGCGTGGCATCGGTCGCAGGTGTATCTGGTGATGTTCGTGGTTCGTGCCATTGATGTTCCTTTCTCTTTCAGGCTGTGCGCTGGTAGATGTGTCCCGGAAGCGTCGTGCCGCATTCCTTCCAAGTGCCTCCGTAGGTTGTTCCCGGATTGGCCGCGGAAGTGGTCCAGTAAAGTGAGCCCACGGGGTGGGCGGCGATGAATGCCTGGTTCACGCTCATGCCGTTGTCTCCCTTGTCACCCTTCGGCCCTTTGTACACGACGTAGCTACCGACGCCTTTGACAGTCACATCGCTACCGTTGATGGCGGTGACCTGCCAGAACCCAAGTTCAAGACCATCTGTGCGTTTATATTGGTCAAAAATGGTGTCTCCGACCTGCAGGTTTCCATTTGGCTGAATACCAGATAGGGCAATTTTTCTCACTTCTCCGCCCCCACCCGAACCGTCGATGTCGCCATTGAATTTCCGTAGGCTCAGTCCTCGTGGCCCAGTGGCTCCCGTTGGACCCTTCGCCCCGGTGGCGCCGGTCGCTCCGGTGGCCCCGGTCGGGCCTTGCGGTCCTTGCACTCCCTGCTTGCCTTGCGGTCCGGTATCGCCCTTGGGGCCTTTGACATTGCCAAGTAGAATCTTCGTCATGCGTGCTCCTTATTTTCCGTCGTTGATCGTGTAGTACAGGTCGCCAGTCGCCTGATCGTAGGAGACGGGAGCTTCTGACGCGGTGGCCGTGTCCGCGTATACGGCGTACAGGTCCCCGTTCGGATCGACCTGGAGCGTGAAGAATCCTGATGCGGGTGCCGTCACGCCGCTGGCGCCCTGCGGACCGGACGGCCCCTGTGGACCCTGCAGTCCCTGAACGCCCTGCGCTCCTTGCTTGCCTTGCGGGCCGGTGGCCCCGGTAGCTCCAGTAGAACCGGTGGGGCCAATGGGACCGGCCGGACCAGTAGGCCCGGTGGGACCTGCTGGCCCGGCCGGCCCGATATCCCCTTTGTCTCCCTTGTCACCCTTCAGACCTTCAGGGCCTTGCGGACCAGTAGGCCCGGCGGCTCCAGTGGCTCCTTTGGGGCCTTGCGCACCGATGATGGATTGACGGGAAATCGTCTTTCCCGTGAATAGGCTGCCGGACTGTGAAACGCACTGCCAGACGATGCTGTATTTTCCGCCACCTGACAATGCGGTCGAATATTCGTTGGCGAGTGGTGTTCGGTTCAACCATTCGCTCACGTTCCCCGTGAAAGTGGATCCCACCGGATATTCGCCGACGAGGGATTTCTTCATCACGAGCGCCGGAAGGCCGACGTCGCCTTTAGCTCCCTGAACGCCCTGCGCTCCTTGCTTGCCTTGCGGGCCGGTGGCCCCGGTATCGCCCTTGTCACCTTTGGGGCCTTTGATGTTGCCGATCAATAGTCGCGCCATGTGTCACCTTTCCGGGATGTCCACGTACAGGTTCCCGCTCTCGGAGTCCCAGACGAACGAGGGTGGGTTCGTGTTGTCCGGATAGTTCACGTACAGGTCGCCGTCGCCTTCCATGCTGAGCGTGAAGAAGCCGTTCGAGGGGGCGGATACGCCGCTGTCGCCCTTGTCACCCTTCTCCCCTTGCGGGCCCTGGATGCCTTGGGAACCTTGGATGCCTTGTCTGCCCTGGGGGCCGGTCGCTCCCTGTGGACCCGTGGGACCCTGCGGACCTGTGGAACCCGTCGGGCCTTGCGGTCCCGCCGCGCCGATCGCGCCGGCATCACCCTTATCGCCTTTCTCGCCGCGTATCCCCTGCAGTCCCTGCGGGCCTTCGGGACCGGCGACGCCTTGCGGCCCTCGCTCCCCGGTCGCTCCTTTCTCTCCCCGAAGACCGGTGGGTCCGGTCGCTCCGGTGACCCCCTGTGGTCCTGTGTCGCCCTTGTCGCCCTTCTCCCCTTGCGGACCCTGGATGCCTTTCGGCAGCCCCAAATTCAAGGTTTTGTCGCTGCCGGCGCCCGTGAGCGACGCGCTTGCCTGTGCGCCGGGGGCGAGCGTGTCCACCGAACCGATTTTCAGGCCGGTGATGTAGTCGCCTTTCGGCTGTTTACCCGACAATGCGTTGTTGAGCGAGTCGATGTCGTTTCTGGTCACGTCGGCGCTGAACGTCCAGGCGTCGAGTTTGAGGCCGGCTCCAGCGTAGTAGGCGTGGCCACCATCCCCGATGGAGGATTCTCCGCTGTTGCCGCCGGCGCTGGCACCTCCGGATTCGTAGGTGACGGTGAGCACGCCTCCCGAAACCTTGACGATCTTCTTGGAGATCTCGGCAGTGACGACGAGGCCCGTGTTGTTGTCACGGCCCGTGACCAGGTCGCCAACGTCCGCGTCGATGCCGTCGGGAATGTCCACGTCGATGGTGCTGGTGTTCCGAAGTTCCTGGAATTTCTGCCTGCCCTTGTCCTCGAGCTCGTCGGCTTCGGCGTTGGACAACTCGTATGTGGCGGTGCGTTCGTCAAGGCCTTTGAGGGTCTGCGTGTGGCTGAACGTGCCGTTCGCGTCGGCGTACCAGTGGATGACGGTACGGTCCTTGAGTTCGCCCTTGCCCAGGCAGATGAGATGGTTGATCGGGTGCGCCGCCTGTTTGGCGGTGAAGTCGATGAGGTCCGAGTCGATGCTGTCGCCGATCGTGCGGACGGGCATGGCGCTCATGGCCACCTTGTCGCCGTCATTACGCAACCGGAGTTTGAGTCCGCTTGCCCTGAGCATCTTGACCAGACCGCTGTACAGGTCCACGTACCGGTCGAACTGGCAGGTGGTCTTGTGGCCGGCGCTTTCGTCGGTGACGGTGAACAGGCCTTGCAATCCCGCACGGCTGACGAGCGTGCGCATGATGACGGGAATCGTGCCGGACAGGGTGAGGTAATCGTTGTTCCTGTCCGGTTCGATGATCTTCGAAGCGAGCACTCCATGCCAGTCGCGGCCATGCCATGTGACGGTGGACAGGCCTCCGTCCACGTCGACATCCATGTCGTCGATGATGCCGCCGTACTCGGTGCCGTCGATCATGATGCGGCTCCCCGCCTTGAGCGCGGCGTCTTCGACCTGCAGGTCGAAGTCGTTCTCCCCGCTACCGAACGCGAGGTCGAGCGTGTATGAGGCGTGGCTCGCCACGGATTTGCCTGTGGCGTCGGTGACGATCAGGTCCATGGCGGTTCGCTCCTTTCCTCGCAGACCGTCAAGTCGAATTGGAATCCTCCCGGCCAACTGACCGACTGTGTTCCGGGCGCGAGCGGTTGGAACACGTACCGGCCGGAATCCTTGCCCGACCCTCGCACGGCCTGCGCGAAGCAGTTTGTGACGAGACCTGTGCCGCTGACCATGGTGACGGTCCTGACATCGCCGGTGCCGTCGATTTCCAGACGCGAGCCGGATGGCACGGTCACGTCGACCTCGTACCGGTTGTTTCCGATAATGACGTACGGTTGCGCGCATGGTCCGAATATCGTGAGCTTGACCGGCTGCGGGATGGACGTGTCGTTGACGATCTCGGCACCCAATGCCATGCCGGCGAAATCATGCGGATAATCATATGGATAGTCAAGGTCGGCGGTTCCGGAATCGTATCGCGGCGTGAAATGCGTCATGGTCGGACGGCGCCACACGCCATCGGCCAGCACGATGGTCAACTGCGTCTCGACCATCGTGGGCGTGATGGATTGCGGTTCGCTTTTCGTGATCCACGCTTTGGCTTCCCATTCGCCGTCGGCCACGAGCGTGCCCGGGTTCCCGGATGCCATGTCGGCGTCCGCGAGGCGGCGCAGTAGGTCGAGCGTGGCTGGAGAATCGTGGATCTTCACGGTGACTGTCGCCTCGCGCGCCTTGCGGGTGATGCCCGTCATGCCACGTGAGGCGAGGCTGTAGTCCCAGACGCGGGCTCGCAGTCCCGTGAGCGTCTCGCCGTACAGCGGCCCCTCGAAGCCGATGCGCTCACCTGTGGCCGCGCACACGTATTCAAGCGATTGCACTTCTCACCTTCCTTGCGAAGTCGCGGTCGCCGATCGTCGGCGTGTATCGGGCGATGATCGATCCGAGGTCGCTGTGCAGCGATTCGACGGCCGTGATGAGTTCCCTCAGATCGCCGTCGCCAGTATTGGCGCCGGTGCCGGCCGTGACGTTCAGCCTGCCGGTCTTCGACCAGTCCGCGTCGGAGAGGCTCATCGTGGAGACGAGCGAATCCATGGAACGGCTGACCACATGCGCGGAATCGTCGATGCCCAATGCCATGCCACGTCCGATCATCACGCCGACCTCGTCGCGGAACACACGCGACGGGGAATGGATGCCCAAAGCGTTCTTGGCCTTGTCCACCAAGCCCGACAACGCGTTGGTGATGCTGGAATACAACGAGCCGACCATTCCTGTGATGCCGTTGATCAATCCCTGGATGATGTTGCGTCCCGCGCTGACGAGCCAGCTTCCCGCGCCGGACACCGCGCTCCGGACGGTTCCGCCGATCCCGCTCACGACGCTCCCGACACGGCCAACCATGTTGCTTACGGTGCCGACGATGCCGCCCCAGACGCTCGACACAATGCTTCCGACGCCATTCCACAACGCGGCCCACACGCTCCGGATTGTCGAGCATGCGGCGGATACCACTCCGCTGACCATGCCGATACCGGCGGAGACGACGCCTTGGATGCCGCCCCACACTGCCGACGCGATGCCCTGGATGGCCGACCACGCGGCGCTCCAGTTCCCGTTGACGACCGCGAGCGCCAGTTGGATGATGCCTTGGATGACGGCGAGTGCGGTGCTGATGATTGTGGTGATGATGGTCCATGCGCCTTGTACGACGGTGGATATGGTGTTCCATAGTCCGTTCCAGACCGTGCTGATGATGGTGGCGGCGGTTTGGAAGATGGTTTGGATGTTCTGTATTCCGGCTTGCAGGAGTGGTGTGATGGTGGTGATGAATGTTTGGATGCCGGTGATGATCGCGGTGAGTGCGGTCATGATGATGGGGCCGATTGCGTTCCAGACGTTTTGGAGGACGGTGGTGATGAGTGTCCATCCGGTTTGCCAGATTTGCTGGATTTGGCTCATGGTCTGGGTGATGAATGTGGCGATGGCTTGCAGGATTGGCTGGCATGCGGTGCTGATCTGGTTCCAGATTCCCATGAACCATGTGGCGAAGCTGTTCCAGAGTCGTTTGCCCGTTTCGGTTTGGGTGAAGAACCATGTCAGTGCGGCGACGACCGCGCCGATGGCTACGACAAGCATGCCGATCGGATTCGCATCCAAGGCAGCGCTGAATGCCAATTGCACGGCGGTAGCAGCCTTGGTCACCGCACTCCACGCCGATTGAGCGGTCTTGACGATGTTGAACGAGCCAGCGAGTTGCTTCAGACCGCCCGCCACACTTCCCGCGTCGGAGATCTTGCCAATCAAATCGAACGCGGCCGTAGCGGTCTTCTCCACACCGGAGGCAGTCGCGGAAATGGCCTTCAGTCCACCGGAAACTGTCTTCAGCCCGGCCGAGACGATATCCCAGCCTTTGACCGCGAGCAATGCAATGGTGATGGCTTTCAACGCGCCGGATACCAGTGCGCCGTTCTGCTGCGCCCACTGTCCGACCGACTGCAGCCAGCCTCCCACCGTCATGAGCACGCCGGTCAAAGTGTTCAACAGTCCGGCGAAGCTCTGCGCCGCGGAACTGGCGGTGCGCGCGCTGTCGTTGAAGCCGAAGGCCTGCGAGACCGCGGCCGCCAATCCGGAAACCAGCGAGCCCAATCCGGAGATGACGCCGGTCAGGCTTTCAAGGAACGGCTGCAACGCGCCCGTCTCGATGAACGTGTTGACGAACGTCTTCGCCCATCCCGCCGCGTTCGACAACGCCTGCGCGACCGAAGCGACCACTCCCGCGAGCGCGCCGGCGGTTGTGGAGAACATTGTGGCGGCTTCGCCGCCATTGTTGAGTCCGCCTATGAGTGATGTGATTGCGTTCCAGAGGCCAGTGAGTTGGCTTTTGAGGCTGGCCGTCGCCGAGGCAAGCATCTGGAAGCCGGGGATGTTGGAGATCGTGTCGCCAAGGTTTTTGAGTTTCGCCTGTGTGGCGGGTATCGCGTTCTCGAGACCTTGTTGGAGTGCCGCTCCGACTTTTTGCAGGGTTGGTGTGACGGCTGCGGTGAATGTGTCGATGAGTGGGATGGCTTGGTTGAACAGGCCGCGTAAGCCGTCGAGGACTGGTGTGGCGGCTGTTTCTCCGAGTCGGCTCAACGCGGCTTTCACGTTGGCCAGGGCGCCGGTGAATGTGGTGCCTGCGGATAGTGCGGCGCCGCCTAGGCCTTCCTGCATGGCGTCGGCGAAGGTTTGGAAGTCGATTTTGCCGTCCGAGACCATGTCGGACACTTCGGCGCTGGTCTTGTTCAGATGCTTGCCGAGCATTTGGAGGACTGGGATGCCGCTCGACATGAGCTGGAGCATGTCGTCGCCCTGGAGTTTGCCTCGGGCGGCGACGGAACCGAAGATCATGCCGATGTCGGTGAGACTTCTGCCGCTGATCTGCGCGGTGTCGGCCACGGTCTTGAGGACCTTGGTGAGCTGGTCGCCTTCCTTGATGCCGGATGCTGACAGGCTGGCCGCGACGGTCGCGGCGTCACCCAATCCGAACGCGGTGCCTTTGACGGAGGCGAGCGCGTCGTTCATGATTTCGGTGACGCTCGCGCTGTCGTGGCCGAGGCCTTTGAGTTTGGCTTGCGCGTTCTCGATGTTGAGGGCGCGGGTGAAGCCGCCTTTGGCGGCCAATGCGGTGATGCCGCCGGCGAGGGTGGCGATCGCGCCTGTGCCGACCTTGCCGATTTTGCCGAACGCGCCGCCGATCTTCGAGATGAGGGTGCTGGAGCCTTTCCTAGAGGCTTTGTTGACGGCGTCGCCGATGTCGCCTTCGATGCTTTTGCCGAATCCTTTGCCGGATGGTTCGACGTGGACGTATGCGACGCCTATGTCCTGTGCTGCCATCGTGTTTCCTTATTCGTAGGTTGGGATTCCGATGGCGGTCGGAGTCAGAGGTCGTCGTTGATGTGGAAGTAGGCTTTGAGCCGTTCCCTGTCCTCGCGTTGACGGCGGGTGAGGTTGTGCGTCGGGGTTGGCGGGCGGAGCGGGTCGTGCTCGTGGTCGAACCATGGGCGTTTGCGTTGTCCGGACAGCGTCCAGACCGCCTGTTCGGCTCCGTCGGGCGCGTAGACGGCGTTCTGCAACGCCATCCACGAGTGGCTCGTATGGTCTTTGAGGATTTCGCGGGTCAACGCCCAGGCGAGTCCCCAATCTACTCGTGGACGTTGGCCTTCAACCCATTCCCGGAAGCGTACGGGCCTGTAGATCTGCCCGTACGCTCGGATCCAGTCGTAGGCTAGTGCCGCGCGATTGTTGTTCCAGAGGTGGGCGAGGTAAACGCTTTTGGGTCCAGTCCGGATTCCTCGGCCCACGCCTTGATGGTCGCGGTGAGGTAGGCCATCGGACGTTTGGTCTTGCGCAGCACGTTCCAGAAGTTCGGCTGCATCGTCTGGAAGTAGGCGAGGAACGTGCTCACGCAGGCCGTGGTTTCCTCGTCGGACAATGCGGGCTTGCTTTTGACCAGGAGGATGGCCTGGACGAGTTCGATGGGCAGTTCCGCGTTGTTGAGGTTCGGCAGGTCGAGTTTGACGCCGGCGACCTCGAGGTGCACGTCGGGTTTGAGCTCTTCCGCTTCGGTCAGGTCTACGTCCACGACATGGTATTCTTTGTCGCTCATGTTGGCTCCGTTCTAATGGTTGGCGGTTGAATGGGTGTCCCGTGCGGCCGACCGCCATCGGCCGCACGGGAAGAATCAATGGGCTACTTGGCGTCTTCAGTGACGAGGCCCCATGCGTGGAACTGTTCGCCGTTGGTGCCCTTGAGCATCTTGAACGTCATGCTGAAGTTCATGATCTCGCTGGATTTCAGGCTCACGTCGTCACGGTCGCTCACCTTCGCGTTGGTGCCGTACAGGAGGAAGGGGCGGTCCTGCTGGTCGAGCGCGACCAATACGAGGATCCACTCCTTCTTCAGTCCGGCGCCCTTGATGCTGATGCCGCCGTCCGAATCGACGTCCACGTCGAAGTAGGCCGACACCACATCCTTGCGGCCCTCCATCGCGGCGAGCTGGAGCGTCCAGTAGCCCGGGTCCGTGTCGGACAGGACGATGTCGCCGTTGTGGGCCTTGTAGTCGGTGCTGTCGCCCGGTTCCGGATGCAGTACGGCGCCGTCCTCGGTGGAGTAGCCGATCGGCTTCTTGTTGGACGGCGGGGTCCAGGCCACTCCGGTCGGGGCAGTGAACGTGCTGTCGCCCTTGGGGAACAGGAACAGCGCGTAGTTCTTGATCAGGCGCACGTTGCCTGCGGTGTTGCCGTTGGACACGTACCCGTAGTCGGTCGCGCCCTGCGCGGCGACGGTGGTTTTTTCGTTGTTGTCAGACATTCGTCTGCACCTTTCCGTTCTTCGCGTGTGGCGGCACGTTGTCTTTGGTTGTGTTTCAGTTGACGGTGACCTCGAGCAGGAGCACGCCGTACGCGCACACCAGCCTCTTGTCCTCGTCAGTCATGCGTACCGGCCCGGATTCGAGTGACGCGTCGATGAGCGGCGCGACGGTTCCAAGCCCGATGATCTCCCTCGCGATGTCGGCCCACAGGCGTGCGGCCTTGCCCCAGTCGCCCGTATGGTCCTCTCTCATGCAGCGCACGCTCAGCCGCAGCCGCACGTACTGCGAGATTGGGGTGCTCATGCCTTGCATGGAGTCGGCCAGCGTGGCTTCGGTGAAAGGAGGTTCGAGGTCGCTTCGTTCGATGGTGTCGAACGTCACGTCCGGGAACAGTGTCCTCAGTTTGGACAGGAGCAGGGGTTCCGTGCGCCGGGGAGTGACCGGGATGCTCATACGCGCATCCTTCCGAGCGTGTCCTCTAGCGTGCCGTGCGCCTTCTCCACCGGTGCCGGGCAGATGATCGCCACGCCGCTGCGGTTCTTGCCGTCATGGTCGCGCACCATGCAGCGGCTGTCGGTGACGGCCTCGTTGGCGGCGTCGCGCATGCGGTCCCGCAGGGTCTCGTTCTTCAGCACCTGTTGGCTGAACGCCTTGCGGTTGAATACGAATCTGCATCGTTTGGCCATGCTTATCCTTCCCGTTCGCCCACGGTGATGACGTCGCCTATGTGGCGTCCGTGGAGGTTGTTCCACACTTGCGGTTTTCCTTTGACGGGCAGGAGGATGCCTCTGACTTTGATCAGGTCGGTGGCTTGGATGCCTGTCGGCTGGCTACCGCGGATGTGGATCGTGTATTCGATGGTCTGCGGGCTGGCGTTCTCCTCGGTCTGGTCGGTGGTGGAGGTTGGCGCGACCATCGCCTGGAACGTGCCGACGCGGGCGGGTTTGCCCTGGATGGGGTTGCCGTCCGTGTCGGTGGTGGACTGGCCGCGCCACACTTCGATGGTTTCCACTAGGACGTCTCCCCCGTTGCCATGTCGACGCTGAACGCGCGCTGAGCGTTGATGCCGAGGATGCGTTTCTCGTCGTCGCGCAGCCACAGGTCGCCGGTTGGTGCTCCGAAACTGTATTGTTCGCTGAAGCTGCCGGTGGTCTGGTTCATCTGCGTGATGCCGCCGGGAATGTCGTACGGGTCGGCCTGCATGATTCTGCGGACGATGTCGCAGGTGATCTTCGTCAACAGTCGCGGCCGTTCGTCGAGGAGCCGCTGCCAGTTCGGGGAGCGTTCCTTGATGTAGTCGGTCACGTCCGCGAGATGCGTGTCGGCCTTCTCACGTTCCTCGTCGGTGAGTTTGTGCCACCTCTGTTCGAGGTCGACGGAGGTGGCGAACACGTCTGGTTCGTCCGTCATGGTCACTTCTTGTCCGGCAGCTTGATCATTCCAGAGGCCTCGAAGCCGGCGACAAGGTCGTTGAACTGTTTCGCCAGTGTGTTGAAGGCCGTGACGAGTTTGTCGTATTCGTCCTTGGTCGGAGCAGCTGCGGCTGCCTTGGCGATATTGTCATCGACGTTCCCAAGCGTCTGTTCGGGTGCGAACCGCTTGACCGCGCCGAGGGTGTCCTCGCCGGCCGCCTGCAGCTCGTAAGCCCTGGAGCCTACGGAGAAGTCGGTGCCGTCGGTGTTGACGAGTCGCACCTGCGCGTCCAGCGGACCGACAGTGTGCTTTTCCTCTCCTACAGGATTGACAACAAGCGTCTGGATGGGAAAACTCATAGTTCACCTCACTTGGTTTTGAGTACCGCGAATGCGTGCGGGTCGATGACGGCGAACGCGTACATCGCCTCGGTGCGGTATGCGATCTGGTTGTGCGCCTTCAGGTCGACGCCGGTCTGGTCCGGGTCGCCGTAGGCGATGATCTCGCTGGTCAGGTCGCGGACCATGCCCCATTTGATGAGGCTGAAGTCTCCCATGAACGCGAGCACCTTCGTCGGGGTCGTGGCCAGTCGTCCGTTGACGGTGCCGGAGGTCGCGGCGGTGATGCCGTCCAAGCTGCCGGCCTGCAGGTTCAGCGGGATCTCCGGGTAGAAGCGCATGCCGGTGGAGGGCACGCGCAGCTTGCGCAGACGGGACGCCCAAGTCTTGGACAATGCCACGCCGTTGATGTCGTAGGAGTCGTTCAGCGCGTCGGCCAAGGCATCCACGTTGCTGATGTCGTCATCGCCGGCGGTCACCTGCACGGCGGACGTGCTCAACGGGTTGAATCCGGAAAGCGCGGTGCCAGCCTTCGGGTTGATCGCATGGTAGATCACGTAGTCGAGCGCACGACCCAAAGCGGCTGCCTGATCCGCTTGGATGCTGCGGATGATCTGCAGCTGGTTGTCCTCGTCCGCCCACTGGAGTTCGCTGGTGACGCGGGTGGTGGTCTGCACTTTGAAGCGTTTCGCCACGACGGAATCCACGGTCTGCTCGTAGCTGCCCTTGACGGCGCCCTCGGCCACGACCTCGGCTTCGCTCTTGCCGTCGAACACGAGGTAGTCGGCGTCGGAGAAGATCTGCGGCGTGCTGGGGCTCAGGGACGCGATGGTGCTGGTGTCCTTGGCCTTGTTCACGATTTCGGTGGCCACGCTCACGGGGAGCTTGATCTGGTCTGTTTTCATCGCCATGATGGCTTGTCCTTTCGGTCGGTTGGGTTATCTGCCGAGGAGCTGGTGGATGTACGAGAGCTCTTCGGCGTCCTTGCTGTTGTTCTGATGTGACGGAGAGCCCGTCTGGTTCCTCACCTGCGGCGGCTTGGATGCCGGATGCAGTGCCGCTTGCAGGAGGTCCGCGTGCGCTTCGAGCTCGTCCTTGGTGCTTCCGCGGAGCAGTTCGGCCGGGACGCCCTTGTCTTTGGCGACTTCGGACACCCATTCGGCGTGCTGCTTCTCGGCAGCGGCATCGTCGATCTGCTTGCGCAGGGCGGCGTTCGATTCCTTGAGCTTGTCGAGCTCGCTCTTGCCCGCGTTCTCCATCTCGTCGAGTCTCATGGCCTTGGATTTGAGCTCGTCGTAGTCCTTGTACTTGCCGCGCTCCTTGGCCAGTCTTCTCTCGACGATCTGGTCGACCTGCTCCTGGGTGAACGATTTCGGTTCGGGCTCGTTGCCTTCACCGGAACCGCCTTCGCCGGAACCGCCGTCGATGAGACGGATACGGGCCGGGAATCGGAATCTGTTGAACATGTCGTGCTCCTTCTTGCTGTTTCCCGTGGATTCGAGTTCGACCGCGCCACGGTGCGCTGTATGGTCCTCCCACGCGATGCGGCGCATGGTCGCCGCCGGCCGGAGGGCCGGTTGAGTGGTGGATGCGGGATTCGCACCCGCGTGGCAAAATGCGCCCGATTTACAGTCGGGTCCGTTCGTCTGCTCCGGCAATCCACCAAAAGGTGATAGAATGGATATGTAAGCGCCCTTGTTACCGCCCTTTTTGGTAGTTTCAGCGGCGCTTACTTGATTCTCAGCAACTGTCCTTTTTTGTTCAGGATGTATACGATCCCATTCTTGAAACGATGACTTTTCATGATGTTTCCGATGAGTTCCTCATCGCTCATGTTGTCGTTTTCGGAATTGTCGATGATCAGCCGTCTGCAATCCGGCTTTTTTGACGCGCTGCCCATATATCCGTCGATAGTGCGGAATTTGTCTGCTGATTGAGGCGTCTTGAGCTCGATGCCGCCTTCCAAATCAGACAAGCCGATCAGGAGCATACGCCCAGTGTCTGGATCCTTCGCTTCACGATGGTCGATCTGAAAGGCCGGGACGATTCCATGTCTGCGCAGTCTCTGGGCCGTTCGTATCTCCTGCGGTCTTGCCTTCTCGGTTTCCTCACGCATCCCATCACTTGGGAAGCTGATCAGTGGCTCTGCGCCGCTGTGGAGCCATTCTCGGTCGCGCCAGCGCATCTCGGCGAGTATCTGGTTGCGTTTCCAGTTGCCGAACTTCTGGTCCGGCGAACTGCGGGTTCTCAGGTATTCGTCGTGGGTAAGACGATGCTCGATGGCCGTCTTGCATTGTTCCCAGCGTTCACTCATGCCGTCGGGGTCGAAGCCTTTGAGCTTCTGCCTTCCCCAGCTGCTGATGACATCACAGTGACAGTGGCCATTGTGGAAGGTGGGGCCGAAGTCGGCCGTCTCTTCACTGAGGTATTCGAAGCCACGGGTGGCGAGCATGACGCAGAACGCGCATGGATCGCTGTCTCGTGGCACGCGCGCCCATTTTGGTTTTGTGGGGTCGGCATGCATGTCACGCATGGTCATAAGCCTGGCGGATGTGCTGACCATGTCACCAATGAGCTGCTGCCAGTCATCGATGGTCTTCAACTCCGGCCACAGACTGTCCACGCTCAATCCGGCATTGCTGCGTCCGGCGACGAGGTCGGAGTAGTTGAGACCATTCCAGTCAGTTCCGGAGAAACCGCCGTTCATGCGGTAGAGGACTTCGCTTGGATCAAGCAAATCCGGGTGTTCGAACTCCGGCAGATCCACTCCTGACTGCTCGGCCCATATAGCGCGTAGCTGGCTGAAATAATCGTCAGCCAGCTGCGCGGACTGTCTCGAGTAGTCCTCGACCACATCGCGCATGAACAACGGGTTGGAGCGGTACTGCGCTTCTATAGCGTCAGCCGCTTCGTCTGCCAATGCATCAAGGTCGGCGACGTATCCCGCATAGGCTTGGTCAAGCAGCCGTTGAAGATCTCTCCTGTTCGTCTCCGGTATGTTCAGGCTGTTGAGTTCCATCCTGAACCTCCTCGCCGCCGGCCGATGCCAGGCGAGCCTTTAGCTGATCGATCTGTTCCTTAGCGCGCTGGCGTTGCTGGTCGGCGCGTAAGCGGGTGATTTCCTCACGGCTCAGGCCGAGTCGTTCGAGTCCGACGTCGGAGTCGGCGTAGCCGGTGACCTTGTCGGCGATCTTCGTGAACGCGTCGGCGCGCGCCGCGTCGGAGATCTCCTTCGTGGGGGCCCATACCGGGTGTACGTCGCGCATGGAGTCGGGTATCGAGTTCGTGCCTTCGCGCAGTGCCACGGCGATGCCCATGGCGCGTTTGAGTTCGCGTCCGAAGGTCACGTTCTGCTTGTCGGCGATGCGGGTCAGGCGTCGTTCCGCTGATGCCATCGCCTCGGCACTGGTCGGATTGTCCAGTGTGATGCCCAGGTAGTCGACCGGCACGCGGGTCTGCGAGGCGACGAGCATGGCCATGGTCTTGAGCATGTCCGAATGGGGTGCCATGGACGCCTGCTGCACCTGCTGTAGTTGGGGCAGGTTGCCGTCCTCGTCGGCGCTGATGGCGTTGATCGCCTGGATGAGGCTCTTCCACGTGTTGCTGCTGAACGCGTCCTTGTTCGCGCCGATGAACCAGAGTTTGGGAACGGAGTAGAATTCGGCCGATGCCTCCATGCGGACCATGGTGCGGAATCCGGCGTCCACGAGGCTCATGAGCGAACGGCTGATGCGGCTGTGGCCGAACGGGCGGTCCATCTGCCTGTCGTAGGCGAGCGCGACGACCGTCGGCTGGTCGAAGTTCGTTTCGATTTTCTCCGCGCGCCATGGCAGTGGGCGCCCTGAGCATTCGTAGACCTTGCCGGGGAGCCATACGTTGAACGAGCAGATCCGTCCGTCCTTGTCATCCTCGGTGATGGTCAGCGCGGCGGCCAGGCGGTGGTTGCGCCTGTCCCAGATTCCCGCGGACCAGTCGGCGGAACGGGGGATCATGCTGATTCGTTCCGGATCCTCCGGGTCTGCGGCGATGGTCAGGAAGCTGCATGAGTGCTTGTATGAGGATACGATCAGTTCGGATGCGGTGACATCCAGCTGGTTGTCCTCGAACAGGTCGTTGATGCCCATCGTGTCGTCGCCGGAGATGCTGAATCCTTCCAGGTCGCTCAGGTCGCTCAATGATCGGACGGCGAGTTCGGGCCATCCGATCATTGCCTCGACCTTGTTTTTGATCTGGTCGGGTATGGAGATTCCGAAGTCCTTGAACCGTTCCTTGCAGTCGTAGTAGGCTCCGCGGATTAGGTTGCGCGGGTATTTCTCTCGCCATACGCGCAGCAGTTCTTGGATGATGGGCATGTCCTCGTCGTCGATGCCGAGGATGGTGCCGACGTTCCCGCTGGCGGTGTCTAGGTAGCTGCTGCCGGTGAATTTCGGTGCCGTGCTTACCGTGGTGCCGTCTGCCATGTAGAAGACCATCAGACCATCACCTCCTGTCGTCTTCCGGGATGCCGTTTCGTGGTGAACGCCCCGTAGAGCGCCAATGTGGTGGATACGAGCGGGGTTATGTCGATATCCGAGCCGAGCTTGTTCCATGCGATCGCGCCGGACTGTCCCAATGGACGCGTGGTAGCGCCCTTGACTGCTGCGGCCAGCTGCGGCTGGTATTCGTCCCGCGGGTGCTTGAGCGTCCCGGCCTTGAGCATGTCGAGGAATCGGCCGCATGCGCGGCCCATCTCCTGCATATTCGTCACGGTGACCTTCACGTGTGCGGCCTTCAGGTCGGGCAGCAGGCTCATGGCCGGCGACTGCGCGTCGATGACCACACTTGCGGTCTTGTGCCAGCGTTCGGCGAGCCAGTCCACGGCCCACATGGTTCCCGCCTGCCGCGCGTCCTTGATGTTCGCCATCTGGATGACGGCCGTTCCGTCCTTGTACCGCAATGCGGCGCCGATGGTCAGCACGCTCCTGTCGGGCGGCATGTCGAGGCCGAAGCTCACCGTGCCGCCTTCGGGCACGTCATCGACGGCCGCGGCCTTCCACTGGTCGGGGTCGATGGCGTATGCGGTGACAGTCTCATCCCAGATGCCGAGCGCCTCACGGCGGAACGAATCGTCGGACAGGTTGTTGCGCATGCGTATGATTGCCTGTTCACTGGTACGTCTCGGATAGCTGGGATTCGCTTTAGCCCACTGTTCGCGGTCGTCCGGATCCGCGTCCTTGTCGGCGGCAAGCTCCACGTAGAGGAGGTTCCCGTCATGGTTCAGCGCGTGCATGCGCTTCTCCGTGAACGCCTCGCACTGGTCTCCTGGCTTGGGTGGATTGCCCATGTACACGACCAACGGGTTCGGGCTCGTGTTCAGGACGGGGATCATGTTATCCATCGCGCGCACGGTGAGGATCTGCGCCTCGTCGAAAACGGCCACGTCCACGCTGTGCAGGCCTCGGCCGAAACCGTTCTCTCGGGCGCCGAACATGATGCGGCTGCCGGACGTGAACGTGATCTCCTGCTGGCCGTTCGCCCTGCGGATGCGTTCCACGTACCTGCCGAGCATCGGGTTGTGTTCCATCTCGCACATGTCCGCGAACGTCTCGTCGCTGGTGCGCGTGTGGTGGGCGGTCCAGATGGCCTTCAGGTTCGGCGTGAGTATCGCCTTGAGGAACAACGCGGTGCCGACGGTGAAGGTCTTGCCGATCTGCCTGCAGCTGGACAGCACGGCGCCGTCCGCGCCACACGCGTACTTGCCTTCCGTGTTCTTGGCGAACAGAAGCCACAAGAAACCCTGCTGCCACAAGTCGAAACGGATGCCGGCCTTGCGCGCGGCTTTGTTGATTCGCGTGAACTCGCTGCCGACGATGCCTTCCGGCTGGCGGAGGACCTTGGCGATTTCAGACAATCGACGCTCCGACATCGTCCGTCACCTCGTCTTCCTCATCGTCCAGCAGATCGGTCAGACCTCCGCCTTGGAGTGATTCGATGCGTTCGCATACATCGATGAGCTGGCGGCTGATCGCGGGTAGTGCGTTTGCCGGTGTGGACGTGTCGTCCATAGCCTTCTGCAGTCGGTCGCGGTTGGCGCGCAGCATGTCCAGCATGCTGCCGTCCATCATTCTCTCGAAACTCCGCTGGTCGAGGTCCTGCTCCGGCTTCTGTTTCGTTTCCACGACTTTGACGGGTGGCTTACTGTTCCAGTCCTGTGCGGGCCTGTTCTTTTTCCGACGATAATCGGCTTTCTGACGGCAGGATTTGGAGCAGTACCGTTGCGGCCGCCCGTGGCCGGAAGGCCGGAATTCCTTGCCGCAGAGTTCGCACTTCATGGCGTCCACCTCCGCTTTCCGACCTTTCGTCGTTTCCCCTGTTTCCGACGTTTGAATTCCGGGGGAAATATCGGCACTGCACCCGAGGCTACCCCAAGGGGGTATGACCGGGTACCCTGCCCTGGTATCGGGTCAGATGCCGAACGTTTTGAACGGCAGCGAGCTTGATTTGATGGTCTGCTTGCCGGCCAGCAGCGCTCGTGCATGTTCGTCTGTCTTGTCGCTCTTGAACCTGTTGCAGATGCGGTGCGTGAGCCTGCAGTTAGTGAAGCTGTATGGATCACCGCCGCGTGAGACTGGTATGAGTTCGTCTACTTCGGCGCTCATCGGATGTGGTGTCTTCAATGTCTTGTCGACCGGCTTGCCGCAGATGGCGCACACATCGTATGCGGCCAACACTCTTTGCCTGAGCATGCGCCGCCGGTATCCGTTGCTGACCCGCTCGTTGCGTCGCTTGCCCATGGTCATTCCTTCGTATGAAGTCCTAGCATGGCCAACCACATGTCGACCAGGGATCCCGTCATCTGCGAATATCCCCTCCCGAGGTTATTCATGGAGCGCCTTCGGCGGGAGTCGAACCCGCGCATACACGCGGCCGCAAGGAAGAGGATCCGAAGATCTGCGACCGGTGCGATCTGCCACTGATTCCTACGAAGGCATGGACAGGCGGTTTGAGCATCACCGCATCACATAAGCGCGGGATTGGCCTGCCTGCCGCTGTTGGTGTATGCCCACTCTGACGTGAGTGGGCGGAGCGTGTCCGATATGCCGTTCGGACAGGACGGTGTTACGTAGCCCAAGGAGTTAGGAGAATCCATGGCGGATATGAAAAGGGTCCAAACCAATTCACCTCGGTTTGAACCCTCTAATCCACTGACAATTGTGCGTTGCACTTTCGATTTTGTCAAATCGAGTCGCGTCGCACGACCTGTCCATGCACGTCGGAAAGCCTGTACAACGGCTGCCCCTTCACGTTTTCACCAACCGGTTGGAGCCTGCCGCGCTTGCGCCATGAGCGAATCGTGTTCGCGTTGCACTGGAATCCGCATTCGCGCAGCAGTTCCGCGCACTCCCCCGCCGTGAACGCGCGTCCCGACCGAACGCATTCCCTCAGGAACCCCAACCGCACATCCGCCACAAGGTAAGTGTTGCCGCACACGGGACATGCAACGCTTACCGCGCCGACCGCCGCTGTCAATTCGACTCCGCACAGCGGGTTCGGGCATCTGCCGATGCCATGTTTCGCAGGCGGCACGTCGATGATGTCCAGCGTCTTTCGAACCATCGACTCCCACTCATGGTAGAAGTCGGCGATGTCAGGCATGCGGCGCAGTCGAGGACTGCCGGCGCAGACACGCAGCATGTCCACCAGCGGCGGGTGCACGCCATAGGTCGCCCAAGGCATGGCGGGCGGAGCGTACAACCGGCGCCAGAGTGCGATTGCGGCATTCTCGATGGCCTGCATGTGGTCGAGCACCGGCAATCGGATTGGCGTCGGTGCGGCTGGAAGGTTGACGCGTCCAGGCTGGCGGCCTCCGTAGTGCGCGGTCGAGTCCAGGAACTCATGCAGCGAATCCAACCATGATGGATATTCCCGCAGCCAGTCGCGCATCAGCCCGTCGCATTGCGCGCACATGGTGTCGCCGACAGCGCATTCTCCGCCGCAGACGAGGCACACGCCGGCGAGCGCTGGCTTGTTTTGGTTGGTTTGTGCTGGTTGTGTCTGGTTTGGTGTTGGTTGGGATTCGTTGTTTTGTTCGTTCATTTGTTTGATTCCCTCCGGCGTGGTAGTCTTCTGGTGGTGTCAGGAGCCCGGCCGGAAGGTCGGGTTTTTGTTATTCGTGGTGTTGTTGGATTATCGCTTTGATTTCCTCTTTGGGGACTTGAGGAACCAGTGGTGCAATCTCATCGAGGCTGTATCCGGCCTGATGCCATTTGATGATCATGTCCATGAGAGTTTTCTTCACTTTCATTTCGTTTCCCTTCGTATTTGCTGGATGATCGTCTCGTATGGTTTGCGGTGGAAGATGCGTATCCACCATTCGGGGCGGCGGCCCCATATGGTTTTGACTTCGGTGAGGGGAAACCATGATACGTACCATTTTTGGCAATTTCCGCAGTACAGCACCTCGCCTTCCTCCTTCGGTCTGGGATGCTCATGGTCGAACGCTGGCGTCCTTGGCACCAAATAACTTCGATTGCTCATTTCGTGTCCTTGAGTGTGATGCGTTTCATTCCCTCTCCACCTTCGCCTCGTTAATATCGGCGTCGAAAAAATCGATGATGAGATTGCAGATGGCGGCCGCCGACGTTTTGAGCTGGGCTTTTTCCTCTTCGTTTTCGGCTTTGATGTCGAAAACGCCATCCTTACTGTTGAAATTGATTCTCATTTCGTGTCCTTCGTGGTTGGGCGGACGGTGAATGCGACGAGTCCGGTCTCGGCATGGAACACCTTGACCGGCTCGCCAGTCCTCAAGGACACGGTCTGCGCGTAGTCGCCAGCATCGTCGATGTCATCGAACGTTCCGACGCCTTCCTGGGTGACGACGTTGTAGCTCATCTTGTCGGCTCCTTGTCGGATCCGTCGGCGTGCGCCCAGTCGCAGCTCATGCCGACGGTCGAGGAGACGCAGGTGACGCGACGCGTATCCTGCAGTTCGACAACGCATTCTCGCATCGACGTGTTAGACCAGCGCTTGCATGCGGTGCCGGTCCGTGGAACAGGTTCGGAGGTTCCCTCTCCACGCGCCCCGCAGCCCGCGAGCGCGGCCGTCGTGAGGATGGCTGCGAGGATAGCTGCGAGGATGCTGGCGATGGTTTCGGTGGTGTGTTTGGCTGTTCGTTTCATTCGAGGCCTCCCCGGTAGGCGATGATGAGGGTTGCGGTGAGGATGATCAACGCGGCGGTGGTCATGCGTGTGCCGCCACGTGTATGCGGATTGGTTTGTTGGTCATGGTTGGTTTCTTTCTCGTTTGTTTTCGGCTTCGTCCAATGCGGTGTCGAGCATGTCGGCGAGACGTTCGGCCTTGTCGGGCGTGAGCCTGTAGCTGGTGAGCTGGTATGCGTACGGGCCTATGGAATGGCCTTCTCGGATGTTCAGGATGATGCAGTTGCCTTTCGTGCTGGCCTTGGCGGTCACGTCGAGGCTTTCGTAGGGTTTGGGGCTCATTTGCGGTTCCTTTTCGGATTGTGGTCGGGGCACAGGTCGAGTTCGTGGCTCCATCCCTGGTATTCGAGGCGGTATCTGGTGCCGATGTCGTGGCAGCGGCATTCGCGGCAGTCGGCGTGCAGGTGGTTGGGGCAGTCCACGTGGCAGTCACGATCCTGCCATCCGGGTTCCGTGCAGTCGGATTTGAGTCCGCAATGGTGGCACACGTACATGGGATGGCAATTCGGGCAGTAGATCTTCCAGTCGCCCTGCGAGTCCGTGCCGCAATCCCATCCGTCATCCTCCGCCTGCGCCAGCGCGGCGTCCTCGTTCCAGTAATCGTCGAACTGTTCGCAGCCGCAGCCGTCGCACACGCACGAGTAGGACGTTCGTTCGCGGATCATCACATGGTCCTTCCGGCGATGGACTTGTACAGGCTGCGGTAGTCGCTGATGTCGCGTTCGATGCACCAGCGGACGCGGTGGCGGCTGGAATGCTTGCCATACGGGGTTTCGTCCGTGAACCAGTCGGCCAGATGGCGCAATGTGGTCACGTCCAGCTTCCGGTGCGACATGCGGCGCACGATGTCCGGATCCAACCGGCGCAGGAAGTCGATGTCGAAGTCCACGTTCGTTCCGGCCGGCACGAGCGTGAACCGTTGCGCGAGGCTGTCCAGGAATTCGAGGATCGCATCAGCGACGGCCTTGCGGTTGATTCTGGACGGGTCGGAGTCCACCAGGGCGTACAGCAGTCCGGAATCGCAGTGCATCGAGAAGCTCACTGGCGTGAAATCGTCCAAGGTGAGGCACTGCGGCTTCACCAAGCGGGTGAGCGTGCCGTACGTTTCGGTGGCGTCCACGCTCGTGCAGCGCATCCCGACCTCCAGCAGTTCGTCCAGGTCGCGGTCCACTCCAGTGGTCTCCACGTCGACCCACAGGAGCGCCTCCGGCTTCCCATTCCGGTCTTTGTCCTGTTTCCTCATGATTCGTCCTTCCAATCGCTTTGCCATTCGATGATTTCGATTTGCGTGAGCCGTTGCGCCGTGCCGTCATCCAACAGCCACCACCAGTCGCCGTTCCAGTCGCGTATCGGCACGCTGAGCGGAGCACGCCAACTCGGGATGATGTAGCCGAACCGTTCCGCCTCGGCCGGATGCGCGTGCGCCCAACCATGACAGCCGGTCGTGCCGGAACCGCACAGTTCGACGATGTTGCCCGGCAGGTCACGCACGGTCGGGTCGGCCCGACGGCGCAACTGCCTGTGGTGGCCGCTCCTGCCCGGCCAGACGGTCGGGTCGTGCAGGTTGCGTCCGCAACGCATGCAATGCCAGCCCTGGCGTGCGAGCGCGATGCGTTTTGATTCCTGGAATTGCCGGTCGCTCATCGTCGCTCCCTTCCGAGCTGGTCGAGCAGGTTGATGCAGGTCGAGCAGTCGCGTTTGATATTGCGGATGCGGTCAAGGTCCATATCGGCGAGCGCTGGGCCTTTGAGCGTGTCGAGTTCCAATCGGTCGGCGGCTTGGATGGCCGAGGTGAGGATGCCGGCCATGTGTGCGATGGTCATGGCGTTCATGCCGCCGCCTCCCGTTCGAACAGTTGTTCGGCCAGCACGTCCCCGGGCACGTCCTCGAGCTGACGGCGCAACATCTCCGGATCCACGCCCTGGTTGAGCAGGTCCGCGACCTTGCACGCGAGCTCCATGTACGTGTCCGTGCCCTCGCAGGCTATCGGGCCGAGTACGCGTTTGACCTCTTCACTACCCCACGTGAACCGTCGGCGAGCGTTGGAATCTTTTGGTGTGGCGAATCCGCGTTCCTTGCCTTTGACGAGCCAGTTGCGGAATTTCGCGTTCCAGTCGGCCGAGCGGGCTGCCGAGTCGAGGGCCCGGTCGCGGAATTTCCCGGCTTCGATGTCGCAGTCGATGCCGAGCCTGTCGGCGAGCGCCCTGTGTTCCTCAGAGGGTTTCCAGTCGGCTGGTATTGGGATTGGTTTTCTCGCGCGCGCGTTACTCTCTCTAGGTTCTATATAACTTTCTTCCTTATATAGGTTTGGGCGTAGTGATACTGCGCCCCTAATTGCGCCTCTAACGGCTGTTTTTTGCGCCCCTAATTGCGCCTCTTGGCTGTTTTGGGGCGTAGTATGCTGCGCCTCGGATTCGTTCTTTTTTAGGGGCGCAGTTTTTGCGCCTCTAAAATCCTCCATGCTGAGGTTCCATACGATTGGACGGTGGCGTCCGTAGTGTTCGGTGAGCCTCTGGTCGCCCTTGACGATCAATCCGGATGCCTCCAGGTCGTGCAATCCATGCTGGATGGTGCGGCGACTGTACCCGGTGAGAGCGCACAGGCGCTTCTGGGATGGGAACGCGCCACGGCCTTCGGTGTCGGCGTGGTCGGCGAGCGCGAGGAGGATGCGGAGAAGCGACCCTTTGGCCATTTCGGCGGGCACGTCGTACATGGCCCACTCCAATGCCTTCATACTCATGATTCGTCCTTAGAAATCCGGTTCGGATTCCGGCTTGCCGAAATCACCGAACGATGCCGATTGGTTCTGTGGCTGACCCCACGGGTCCGACGGAGGCAACGAAGCGGTGGCTCCTCCCGTATAGCCCGCCGGCATGGAAGCCGGATTGCCGTACGCGCCCGCCGTGCCCGACTGGACCTTCGCGACCTGCGCCGTCGCATACCGCAAGGAAGGGCCGATCTCATCCACCTGCAATTCCACGGCAGAACGCTTCTGATGCTGCTCGTCCTCCCACGAATGCTGCGTCAGCCTGCCCTGGGCGACCACACGCATGCCCTTCGCGAGACTATTGGCGCAATGCTCCGCCAAGTCACCCCACACAGTGCAGCGGAGGAACAACGCGTCCCCATCGACCCACTGATTCGACTGCCGGTCGAACGTGCGTGGAGTGGACGCGATCGTGAAACCCGCCACGCTCCTGCCGTTCTTCGTCGACCTCAACTCAGGATCCGCGGTCAGATTGCCCACCACCGCGATAATCGTCTCACCAGCCATCAGAACCTACCTTTCACGGCGAGAGTCTTGATGATGCGGATGGTCTCGCCACCATCCCTGGTCTTCACCATGTGCGACAACTGAGCCTTCGCGCCCTGATGGAAACTGTCACCAGGCATCACCTCCAACACCGGCATGGCGATCTCGGACACGAACCGGCCCACCAGTCCGGTGAACCGCACGCCCACCGATTCCAGAATCACCAGCTCCTTCCACGCCTCGCTCTCCATCGCCCGACGGCACGCGCCGGCCACCGCCCTGTCACCACTCGTCATCTTCTTCGTGTCGACGTCCTTGACCGGAGCGTTCGGACTGAAATGACAATGCGGCAGAATCTCCCTCATCGGTCACTCCCCTCAGTCGTCGTCCCTGGACGCGAACCGCACCACCAGCCACAACGCGGTGGCGAGATACACGCCCTCGACCAGCAGCGCGCCGGCCATGTTCCCCGAATCACGCCAGGTGAGCATGAGCGTCACGCTCACGACCAGGCCGATGACCGCAATCGCGAATTTCATGCGGCGCAAGGCGTAGTTCGGACGCCCTTCCTTCCGCTTCTGGGATTCGGGTCTGTCTTCGAGCCGGTAGTCGTTGTCGGTCATTTGTTTTCCTCCAGTTCCTTGAGGATGCGATTGCATTCGCGGCGCATGAATTGGATATCCGTCTTCGTGAACGTGAAATCGGTGCGTCCGGCCGTAGTGAAGAAGCTGACTTCGACTTCGGCGTGGTGGTCACTGGTCTCGTTCTGGTGTTTGCGGACGCGCATCTGCAGCGCGCCATTCGCGAACATGCTCATCTGGCACCTCCGATCATGTTGATGAGTGTGTGAATGATGTCTTTGCTTTCCTCGGCGGTGAATTCCGCCAGCGTTATCTCCTGGATGCCGTCGATGAGTCTGGCGAATCCGTCCACGTCCACCCGGACGTAGAAGCCACTCGACGCGAGCAGCACGTTATGCGGGTCATGACGTCCCGACTTCGGCGGCGCCGGCGGATTCAGCCTCACGGCCTGTCTGATGCCCATGTCACAGCTCCTTGTTGATCGTGTCGACGATGAGGTCCACGATTCCGGTGACGTCAAGGTCGACGTAGCCGACGATGTGGCCGAGCGCCCGCACGGCCTCCACATTCCCGTCCTTGAATGGGTGGACCAGTTCGCCCTGGGTCTCGAACTCGTCGAACACTGCCTGCACGCAGGCCTTGCGAATCGTTTTCATGCCGACTCCTTTCCCTCGTATTCACATGTGCTCTGGTAGAGGTGTTCCTTGAAGTAGGCGATCATCGGCTCCTTCGGATACATGACGGTCCGTCCGACCTTCACGAACTTCGGGCCGATTCCCGCACCACGCCAGTACGCCAAGGTGCCCTCCTTGATGCCGCAACGGTCCGCGATGTCCTTCGTCGTGTTCATCGGTTTCAGGACCTCAGCGAGCGCAGCGAACGTCGTATCGTCTTCCATCACGCGCCTCCTTTGCGTGTGCAATGCCGGGCGGCGTTAGGAGAACCGCCCAGCCCCTCCTAAAATCGGTGTCATCCCGCATATGCGACGTGCGGGCCGAACAGTTAGGAGAAGAATCAATGAATACGGGCCCATGGGAATGGACGCTGCCGACCACTCTGACCGTTATCGGTTTGGCCATCACACTCGCCATCGCCATCGCAGGCTGGGTGATGACCGCGATAAAGGACTCGAGGAACGCGAAGGCAGCACGGGAGAAGTACGAGGCCGATGTGCGGCGTGCCGACGAAATGAACGCCACGCTTAAATCGCAACTTGAAGCGGCTCGGGAATCAGCCGAAGCGCTGCGTGCGCAGGTGGAACAGCTCAAGGAGGCCAACCGCATAGCGGACGATGCCAATCCATTCACGTCAGTTCCATGGGGTGATGCGGAATGGACCGGACATGGATCACGGTTCACCATCCGCAACAAGAGCTCGCGGAATGTGGTCGTCATCAACCTATCGGCATCCGATGAGAGACTCGACGGGCTGATGCATTTCGACCAGCAGCCGCCTTTCACGTGTGAGCCGAACTCCAGAATCTCGTATTTGGCGTTAGGAACCCTGCAAACCGGCACGCCGGATGCCGCAATCGAATGGCACTGGGATGGTTCCGACAAGATTCGCACCACCGTGCGGCAGAACATCAAATGATTCCCGCTCAATTCACTCATCCCCCAACATCGTCATGAATTCCCTCGAGTCCACTTCGGCGATCGCGGGGAAGATTACGAACGCCTTCCCGTCGCCTAAGAGCTCGACTCTGATCGGGTCGTCCGTTATCCATTTGCCGGAATGCGCGAAGAGATAGTCACTGATACGCTTCGCTTTTCTCTGCGGAATGTTGTTGATTTCAAGGCACGCGCTCATCACGCACCCGCTTCCTGTGTTGGTTTCGCGAGGAACAGTTTGGCGAAATACGTCTGCCCCTTGCCGGTCATCTTCGGCGTCTTGTTGATCGTGGTGTGCCCGTCCGAGTGGCTGATGGTCGTCTCCTTGACCTCGAACAGGTGAAGGTCCATCGCCTTCTGTGTGGGCATGTTCCAACTGGAGCCCTTGGCCTTGATGAGCCATCCATGCTCGCGGAGCCAGGCGAACAGGCGCCGTGGGCCGATGTCGATGCCGTTGCTTTTCAGGACCTTCGCGAAATCGCCCACAAGGATGGACGTCCTCGCGGTTTCGACCGCGTTGGCGAACAGGACCTTGCCTTCCTGGGCTTTGAGCTGTTTGGCTTGTTCGTCGACCTTGGATTGCAGCCATCGCATGCTGGCCAACGCCATCTGTTCCGGTGTCATCCGTTCCTGGCCGGCCATATAGCCGCCGTGCTTGCGGATGGACGGCAGCACCTCATGCGTCACCCAACGCTGGAACTCCTTGGCCTCCGGCTTCCGAGACTTCATCACAAGACGGTAAAGACCAGGCTCGGAGATGATGAGCGGAGCTTTACCGCCATTCTGAGCAATGTGGATACTATCCACATTGGTGATTTCATCAGACTCAAGAATCTTGTGTAAGTCCCTTGTATCTGTCCCGAGGATGTCGCATACGTCCTTGGCGACGAACCAGGGCTCCCCCGCCTTATCGGTCAGGGTACGCAATGGGGCGCCCTTGAAATCGAACTTCTTGATTTCATTGTTCATTGGATTCTCCCTAGAATCGAGTTTGTGAATAGTTTTCTTGAGGATCCGGCAGGCTGGGCTTCGACCATCATCGCCGGGGCGTCTTTGGCGTGGAACGTTCTGCAGCAGTTTCAAATCCACTCCATTCGCCGTAGGGACGATTTGTCCCAAACCGATTTGGAGCCTTTTCTTGATTCCACGTCGAACAGCATCGTGTATTTCCGGCTTGTTGGACCTCTGACGATGTATGACGTCCGAATCCCACCTCAGGCAACGTTCGGAACAAGCCCCTATACGCCGCTGTTGGCCAAGCGGTTGAGACCGAATCAGATCTGCCATACCGGCTTCACCGGCGAGAATGCGGTGCTGCTACTTCCCGATGATTTCGAGATTGAGTGGCGGTCGTCCCACATGTCGCGCAGTCATAAGATTCGTGTATCTCTGACCGAGATAAAGAAGGAGGCGTGGAACCGCAGCTCGAAGAGTGTTCGGCAGATTCGCGAGAGGGCTTCGAGGCCGTAACCAACGGTTCTGCATCAGTCGCGTTCTCGTGGCGATGAGTCAACGAATCGAATATGCCACGCAAGGTCGCACACAAACCGGAATGACGCTTCCTGCGGGCGAGATGCCATCCCGCATCAACGCCAGCGAGATAAAACCACGCATCACCGAAGCTGCATGGGCCGTAACTTGATTCGTCGGCGACCACATCGAAATAGTCGCCCTGCTTCACGTCGTCAATCCAGTATTCGGATGGAAACACATCAAGGCATGGCCCTCCGTCCGCTTCGATGGCGCGGCATTTCCAGATGAGACGCTTGAAATCGCCAGCGTTCCCCGGCTCTTTCGGAAGGCTCTTGTTCATCCCCGTGCAACCATTGCCGAAGTCGACCCGTTCAAGCGGTTCACCTGGAATCCACTCGCGGACATCGGATCTCTTCATCTTCCTCATTTCGGCTTCTCCTTTCGATTCATGCTTCGGCGAGCGCCGATTACGGTTCTTTTTCTTCTGAATTTGCTGCAATGAAGATGTCAAGACCGTCTTGCCATTTCAATGCCGGAGCAATCTTGTCGAGAACGCGGATCGGCCATTCCCGTTGATTGCGCATGTATCGATTCATGACGACCCGATTGATTCCAACTGCGTCGGCGACGTCGGATTGAGTGATTCCAAGTCGAGCCATCCTGACTTTTATTGCCTGTGTCACGTATTCATTGCTTGTCACATCACCTCCATTCCCCGAATATTCGGGACTTTGTTCGACGTTTACCGGATATTCGGTGAACTTGCTTTCAATGTACTCCCGAATATTCGGTATGGCAAATTCGACACGCCGAACGGTGTAAAGATGTAACTTCCCGAAAATTCGAATACAGTCATCGCTATGGATAGCAGCACAACACGCACCGATCTGGTGATTTGCAAATATATCAGCCAAGCAATGGAAGCCAATGGCATTACCCAGGCCGACCTCTCCAAGGCTCTTGAAGGACGATCAAAAGGTTATGTCAGCGACCGAGTACTCGGTAAAAGAAGTTGGGCAATCAGCGAGTTAGACAGACTCGCTCCACTCTTTGGGCTTCCGGACGCTCTTTCACTGGTCGCGGCAGCCTGTGGGTCAATCTCCATCGAGGCCGCCCGCGCCTACGAAGCCCGCGAGCGCGAGTCTCAGATCACCGATGATCTCATCGACCGTATCGCCGCGCACCCCGAAGACTATGACGTGGCAGCCAACAGGGATCCGAACGCACGCCTCGAAGCCGAGACGCCTGACGATTGATGGATTGAAAGGAACACGAATGACTGAATACAACCTGTATTGTGACGAGAGCTGTCATCTGGAACATGACGACAGCGATGTCATGGTCCTTGGAGCCCTCATCATTCCCAAGGATAAAAAGCAGGAGATCACGGAAAACATCCTCCAGATCAAGGCACGTTACGGCGTCAAGGCACGTACGGAAGTGAAGTGGACGAAGGCCAGCATGCCGAAAATCGACCTTTACAAGGACCTGCTGAACTGCTTCTTCCTGGATGACGACATGAGGTTCCGCGTTCTGGTGGCCAAGAAGACGCGCCTGAACCATGAGGCATGGTCACAGTCGCACAACGACTGGTATTACAAGATGTATTTCACCATGTTGAACAGGCTGTTCGACTCCACGAACACCTACAACGTGTACGTGGACATCAAGGACACGCATTCCGCGCAACGTACCGAGAAACTTGAGGAAGTGCTGGCGAACAGCCATTACGACTTCAACCACGAGTGCATCAAGAAAGTGCAGCCGATCCGTTCGGACGAAGTGCAGATGATGCAGATCACCGATGTGATCAACGGGGCCGTCTGCAGGGCGAACCGGACGACCATCCCCCAACCATCGGGCGCGAAAGCTGAAATCATCGACTACATACGCATGAAATCAAAGCTCCGTCTCACCCAGTCAACAACCCTGGGCACGCGAAAGTTCAACATCTTCGTCTGGGAAGGACGGAACGCATGACACCGCATTGGATACCGGAGCTCGTGCCCAAATCCCCGATAGAAGACTTCGCCGTATACGAGGATAGGATTTACGCAATCTTCAGGCAGGACTTCATAGATTCGCACCCATCATTCGACGGTCTGAGGGTCTCCGTGCGCCGCCAGAAAGAGGAGACCGACGGAAAATGGGCCGGGTTCTTCCACATCACAAGCGTCGAAGACCACGCGACCGGTGAGAGGAACGTTGATCTGCGTAGATGCGAACGAATCAGGTTTCCACGAAAGACGATTGACGACGCAAAGGATTGCCCGCAATGCCATTATGAAACATGCGATGCGCCATTAATCTGGAGGAAGCATAAGCATGGCCGCGATAGGCTGTATATCCTCATTGAACCAGAACGGTATCTAGTCGTATTGGAACCGCACAAGGAAAAAGGCTACTGCATGCTGGTCACCGCCTACTACGTCGATCATGACCACAGCTTCAACAAACTGCTGAAAGAATACGATCAGTCAAGCCTGGACGGGAATTGCATTCAATAAAAAGCAAGGGCCGCCGCAGCGACCCCGGAGACTCCTTCTACAACTTGGTAGATGAGCTGATTCAAATATCACATACGACACTCCAACTGTCAAACAGAACTTGACAAACAGCAAAAAAGTACTTCTCGAAAAACAATACTTTCGGAAGAGAGGAATGTGGATAACAAGACCGTTGCGGACCTTCATCGGAGCGCGGAATCCATGGGACTGTCAATCGTATCGCGCGACCTCCCACGCGACATATGTGGCCTGTACGACGACCGGCACAGGCTCATCCTGCTGGCCGACTGGCTCAACCAACGCCAACGCCGCTGCACGTTGTGCCACGAGCTCATACACGCCAGACACCATGACCCAGGATGCGGTACACGATACGGAATCAAATGCGAGCGCCGTTGCCGCAGGGAGACCGCGCTGGCGTTGATCTCACCGGTGGATTACGGCATGGCCGAGACGGTGTACGAGGGCAATACGTGGATGATGGCCGTGGAATTGGGCGTCACCATCCAAGTACTGTCGGACTATCGGCAGCTGTTGTACGATTCCGGCGTGTGCGTGCAATAAAAGAAGCTCAGCGTCCACATACCGCGACGGGAAACAAAAAAGGGTCCCGCCCGAACACAGTCGGACGGAACCCAAGGAACCAACAATCAGCATTTCCGTTTTCACCAAAATGAGGTTCCACGCACAGTGTAGCGCGGATCCTCGGAAAGAGACAACCATGGCCAGAGCGTTCGTAGACGACAGATGGCTCAAAAACGACGAGGACGGCAACCCGCCCAGCAGGGCCGCGAAACAGTCGCTGGCCAATGCGAAGGATCCGATGAAAGCCAATGTGCCCGGCAAATGGCGGTCCGCGCTGTACGGCCAAGGCTCACGGTGGAGATGCCGCTGGTACACGCTTCGAGACGGCAAACGCGTCCAGAAATCACGGAACTTCGCCAAGCTCCGTGACGCTGAGGAATACGCAGCGGCCATCGAGGACGACATCAGACGCGGCAAATACCGCGACCCGCAGCAGGAACTACGCATCTTCCGGGACGTTGCCTCCGAATGGACGGACGGCAAGATGGATATCAAACAGGGCACTTTGGGCAGATACCGCCGCGAATTGCGCGTTTATATCAACCCCAAGTGGGGCGATCTCACACTGAGGGAAATCCAACGCGACGAACTGCAACAGTGGGTCACGCAGCTCACCGAAGGCGGGTATCCCGCCGAACTGCAGGACGATCGCGAATCGAAGCCATTGAGTCCACGCAGCATCCGCAACATCGTCAAGGTCGTCATGGGCGGTGTCATGGAATTCGCTTTGGAGCACGGCTGGATCGGAGAGAACCCCATTGAAAAGGTCACCGTGCCGCGCATCACGCAATCCGATGACGACATGGTGTTCCTTACCGTCGAGGAGGTGGAGTTGCTGGCCGGCATGGCCGAACGGGCAGGACGGCCGGTAGACGGGCTGATCGTCCGCTGGCAGGCATACACCGGTGCCCGCATTGGCGAGACGCTGGCACTCAAATGCGGCGACGTGGATGTGGAATCACGCAGGGCGCGCATCCGCCGCACTTGGACCGACGACGGCAAAGGCAGGCTTGTGCTGGGCACGCCGAAGAACGGCAAACCGCGCAGCATCGCCATACCCAGATTCCTTATACCGTCCATCGAACGGCAGATGGAGGGCATGGGCGACGACGACTGGCTGTTCCGCGCGGCAAGAGGCGGGAACCTGTGGACGAACACGTGGCGGACGCGTGTCTGGCGAAAGGCCGTCCGACTGGCCGGCATGGAGGACGAGGGCGTGACCATCCATAGTTTGAGGCATAGCTATGCGAGCTTTGCGATTGCTCAAGGCGCGGATGTGAAGACCCTACAGATGCAGCTCGGCCACTCCTCACCCAGCATCACGCTGAACACATACACGGCTCTCTGGCCGGAACGATTGGACAATGTGGCGGACGCGATTGGCGAGCTGCGCGCTGAACAGTTGAAGACCGTCTAGACGCGGAGGTTGCGCGGTCATCGTGTCGAATCGTGTCGATAGCCTACGGCCAAGAAAAAATAAAGCCTTGGAAACGTAATGTTTCCAAGGTTTCCGGTCGGGCTGACAGGATTTGAACCTGCGACATTCTGCTCCCAAAGCAGACGCGCTACCAAACTGCGCTACAGCCCGTTCACGTCCACACCCCGCGAATCCGCCTCACGGAATCGCATCAAGTGAACGCGAGTTTCTATTATAGCGTATGGTTGGACAACGACAGGCTTACAATAGCATTTCGGAAGGGAGAGTGGCATGGGACGTCACCAGCAGGCCGAATCGTCAGGCATCATCTCCTTTGTGACATGCGCCGTTATCGCCTGGTTCGTCATGAACGCATACATGCAGTTCGCCCCGGCCATCTGGCGTGTCACGCAGCGTCTGTTCACCGTCTGCGCGGGAATCGTGGCAGGATGCGGAGTCGTTTCATTCAGTTTGGGTTACGCACGAAAATCACGTTCGCTGACACTCAAACATGGTTGGGCTATTCCGGTCCGTCGTATTTTCGAGATCCTCGCGCTTTCCATGGTGTATGCTTCGACCATTTTCGTCACATCGTTCATGATGTTGTCCATCGTCAACAACATGATGGGCATCCGCACGCTGAAAGGCTATCTGCCGATCCTATGCGCGGCCATCGCAGGCGTTGTAGGCTATATCACTTTCGTGCAGGCGGAACTTATGAATGCCAAGACGATCGCTTCCCTACTGCCGTTTTTCGTGGTGTCTGGCGTGAGTATCGCAGGATTGACGTCCGACGATCCGTACTGGTACAACAATAATTTCTCTCAATTGGGCGACCGTACGACGTTCGCCGCGCGTATGTTCAATTCGACGCTGACGCTCGCGGGCATCTGCATTGTGATCATCAGCTATTTCGCCGTTTCCGAGCTCATCACCACGTATCGTCTGCAATTGCAGTATCTGGATTCCAATGCCATCAATGAGACGCCGAAGCATTTTCGTACGAGGATTCTGCTGCTGTCAATCATGTTGACGTTGGCCGGCATCGCTTTCGTAGGTATCGGCATGTTCCGTTACACGCCGCATCCGATTTTGCACAACGTGTTCGCCCGCGGCCTACCATGTTTGATGAGCGTGCTGATGATTGCCCTGCCTTGGCTTGCCCCGCAACTCTCAAAGGTCGTATACGTGGTTTCCGATCTTGCGATTGCGATTGGGGCTTATGCCGGATTCCAATGGCTGAGCGGGCATAACACGCTGACGAATGTGGAGGCGTTGGCCGGCATGATGTTCCTTGGCTGGTTCATCATTTTCTCGCGTCAAATCGCCGCCATCGAAGCGGATCGCGTGCAGACGCAGCTGATACTGGCGCAATCTGAGAGACCACGCTCCGTCGAGGATCTTGCGGAAGTCAGCGAAACTGTTCCCGACACAGTTTCGAGGCTCGCCGCACAAGTCTGA